TGGCCGGGGCCAGCTCTGCTTTTGTGCAGTAGGCGGGGAGGGAGGAAAGGCGCTGCTGCTCGGTGGCCAGGGAGGCGTTGACTTCCTGGAGGCGCAGGTGGAGTTTGACGTAGCGTTCGTTATACTGTTCGATGGTGTAGACGCCCTGCTCAACCAGGTCATGGAGGCGGTCGATTTGCTTTAAGAGCTTGTCACGCTCGGATTCCATACCGGAGATGGCAGAGAGGATGAAGGACCGGTCATCGTTGGCGGGATCGGAAGCGGGGGCGGAGGATTCGCCCACGTCATCGAGCCAGGAGCGCAGGGTGTTGAGAACCGTTTCTTCAACGGGGGCGCGATAGGTTTGCACCGTTGGGCAGCCCCGGGTGAGGCATTTAATGTGTGCGGGCTGGCGGCCGCAGGCGGGCAGGTGGGACATGACGTGGCCGCACTCTGAGCAGACCACAAGCCCGGCCAGGGGATTGGCCAACTGCGCGTCCTTGCGGACGGGGATATGCCGATCGAGAGACACGCCGCGCAGCTTTGACTGGACACGATAGAAGGTATCCTCATCGATGATGGCGGGGTGGAGGCCGTCGGTCAATTCATAATCAGTATGATGCACGGTGCGTTTTTGCAGGCCGGTGGGTGTGATGACCCGCTCGGTTTTATTTTTGCCCCACTGGATCTTGCCGATATAGGCGGGATTGGTGAGCATCCGATGGACGCGGCAGCCATCCCAGTTGGAGCCGTAAAGGCCCAGGGGGATATGCAGATCGGACAGGCGGTTGCCAATGGCGGTGATGCCGGCGGGCTGGCCGTTGATACCGTGAAGATACCAATCATACACCTGACGAACCACGGCGGCTTCCTCCGGGAAGATCTCCAGGGTAAACCCTTTTTCACGGGGGAGCTTAACGCGCCGGTAGCCATAGGGAGCCTTGGACACGATCCATTTGCCCTCCTGACGGGATTGAGCGCGGCCGCCCTGCATGCGCCGGTGATGGGTTTTGAACTCCTGGCGGCTCATGAAGAGGGAGAATTCAAAAAAGGTTTCATCGGTCTGATCATCGGCGGGGTTGTAGGTTTTGGTGGGCGTGATGATTTTGGCCCCGGAGGCTTTAAAAGCGTGGGCGATGTAGCCCTGATCCATGGCGTCGCCCCGGGAGAGGCGTTCCACTTCCATGACGTAGACGCCAAGCCAGCGACCGGCGGCAAGGTCGGCCAAAAGCTGCCGGGCCTGGGGGCGCTCAGAAAGGGTCTCGCCGGAAACGATTTCCTCATAGATGTGGCCGATGGGGTGCCGGTTGTGGGCGGCCAGGGCGGTGAGGATGGAGCGGTGGCGGGAGAGGGTTTCGCCCTCGCCCCGCTGCTCGGCTTCATAGTCTGCACGGGATTTGCGCAGATAGATGCAGTACATGGGATCACTCCTTATAGCATCCAGGGTGGAGGAATAAACCAGCCCAGCAGGAGGGCAACGATCACAACAGCAATGCAGCCCCAGGAAAGCAAGCGATAGCGGCGGTGGATATCGCGGCAGTGTTGGTCGTGGGCTTCGTCAAGCGTGGAGGCGGAGGCTTCGGCTTCCAGAACACGGGTGGTGAGCTTAACGATTTCGGCGTCTTTTTGCTCTACAAGGCGTTTGAGATACAAAGTGCCTTTGTTGTACTTGTCCTCAAGGGCTTCAAGGGCAGTTTTAAAGCCGGCTTGCTCGGCAATTCGCATTTCCTTTGCGTGAGCGAGCCGATCAGCAAACTCTTTGCGCATGGCTTCCTTTTCGGCGGCAAAGTCAGCAAGAAGCTCCTTGGCGCCTTTATAGTCGATCTGTTCAGAATCGGCAAATTCCTGCTTGCCGATTTGGGAATAGAAGATGCGGGGATCCTCCTGCAAACCTTTTTCGATGATCAGTTCAAGATCTGTTACGGTAGGTTCCACCTGGCCGGTGAAGATCCGTTGCAGGGTGGAGACGGACTTGGCACAGTCGATGCGAAGGCGCAGCTCCTCATAAGAGATCTTTTTACGGTCTCGAGTGGAAGATAGGTAATCCAGGAGAATTTTTTTCACAACGCCACCTCATTTGTTTAATTTCCCATATGTTATGGCCTGATATTGCGCCGGGCGGGACGTTTTGCAGATTTTACGATGGATTTCCCACCCGGAATGGATTAGGATTAAGGTGCAGAACGGTACAACTTCACAAAAGGAGGAATGAAAATGAAGTACAAACGGAAGATGACGCTGTACCAGGAGGGACGCAAAATTTTTTACAGGCCGGGGAGCAAGGCCCCCAAACGTTTCTAAGAGTTTATCACGTCAACCCAAAGGGCACAAGAGAACGAATGTTCGATAAGGAGGAACCGCTGATGAAGGACGGCAGCATGGAAGTAAGGAAGCGGATCAGGGAGCTGGCTAACCGGGTGGAGGATGAAATGGTATTACGGCGAGTATGGAAGATCCTCGAAAGAGCCTATAACAGCCAGTGAAAGTGTTCTATGGTATAGAACGCAAAAAGGAGCCCCGGCAGCGTGATGCTGCCGGGGAAAATAGTAGGGGGGCGAAAACTTGGGTGGGGATATTGTAAGGTGAGGTAAAGGAGGTGGCTGATATGAACGAAAAAATAAGCTTCGAGGAGGAACGCATTACAGCTGTATTGGATTGGGGAACCATTAAAGCGGAGCTTGTATATTGGCTGCAAGCTCTTGAAAAATTTGAGCTTGAAAGATACATGAACGACAACGGAGCTCAGGAGGCATTGTGCGAGAGTATCATGCTGCTACGCAAAGCATTGGGGCTGGAGGAAGTAGCGCCGGGGTATGGTGAGAATGTACTTCAGGCCAGAGAATGGGTCTTTGAAAGGATCCTCAAAGAGGCATCCAATAATCATGCTTTGAGCACAGCACGAAAGATAAATGCGGAATTAAAAGGCTGGGAATGGACATGCAATGGGATTTTGAGCCGTGAGCTAAAGTCAAATCTTCTAAAGAAAACTTGGACTCATCATAGATAATCGTGACAGTGTTGCTCATGGGGATCAATGTGTCAGGGCGGGACTGCATTCGCTGAAAAAGAGAAGCAGCAGAGATGAACCTATTCATCCCCTTTTTAGCAGTAAACAAGGGATCATTTGTGTAAATGCCATGATCATCGATGCCGGTCAGAACAATGGAGTGAGCATCTTTGAGATCTTCAGTCCAAAGATTGATAATTACATCGATGTTGTTTTCAAGGCAAAGAGAGAAAAACGGTAGAGGATCCTTAATACTGGCTGAGAATGAGGAAAACCCTCTGGACTGAGCATCCAGAGATAGATTTTTTAGTGCACACACTTTTTGAGAATAGTCGGAGAGATAGAATTGGAAAACATTGCTGATAATCTCATCGACCGGAACAGAAAGATTTCGGTGCTCGTAAACCATTTGCAGGCAGTGAGCGCTGCATGTGCGTTTGTTTGGATCCTGCTGGCTATGGGGATAGAAAAGCTTCATAAAAACTCCTTTCTGTGGGGGATTACATGACATTACGATCAAAAGAGGTTAAAAATGAGCGTAAGGATAGCAAGTAAAATAGAAATGGCCATCGCAAAGAAACTGGATGTATATATGTCGGAGATAAGGGCGTACGCAGAAATGAACGTATGGCCGCCATATACGTTCGACGTACCAACTTTGGAACAGACGTGCTGGACCTGGCGGCACACGAGGATAAGAAACTGCTTATCTGGTGACGATGCAAAACCGCTGGCATGGGATCCGTGGGAACAGCGATTACAGGAAATAAACGCGCGGGCCGGATATGGTGATCAGAGCGTCCTTGCCTTTCGTGAGCGACTCAAGCAAAACAGGAAGATCCCCCGCAGACAAAGTCTGTTTATAAGCGGTATTAAACGAAGAAACAAGGTCTTCGCCTAAAATGTAATCTCCATTGCTATCGGTATGCAAGGGAATCCCTTTAATCGTGTCGATTGAGGGATCCTTGTAAGTTTTTAAATAAGCGCATTGAAGCTGAAGGGCATACTGGATAAGTTGAGAGTTCATCATCGAATTCATTCCTTTCCTGGTAGATAGGTGGATGAGAAACAAATGGGCTGAAGTGTTGCGAAAAGGGAGAACTTCTTATACCATGTAATTAGCGCAAAAGAAGCGGGTTTGTCGGCAAGCCAGACAGGAGAAAAAATGAAAAACAAAGAGAAGGTTGTGAAAATTTGAGAGTTACGGATGGGCTGCATGGTTCTTTTTTAAAGGATGGCACTCAAGTATCTCAAGAGCGACATTCTGATAAATGGGATCGGCGGCGCGAGAAGCTTTGAGTAAGCGAAACTCAAACTCTGAGAGGGCGCTGATTCGGGGGGAATCCAATCCCAGAAGCCAGGTCTCCGTAACATTTAGTGCCATTGCAAGAATTGTGAGTTTGAATTGGCCGGGAATGACCTTCCCATTGACGTATTGACTGAGATCGCTTTTCGAGATACTGACACCGTATTCTTTAGAAAATGGTTTGCACATATCCAGAATGTCAGTTTGTCGAAGATTGCGTAAAGCCATGATTTCTTTTAGACGTTGAGATGTGGTTGAGATACTAGCCATATAACATCCCCCTTTCGAATGAGAGTATAGTTGCGAAAAAAGAGAACTTCTTATACCATGTAATTAGCGCAAAAGAAGCAGGTTTGTCGGCAAGCCAGACAGGAGAAAAAATGAAGAAGGAATACATGAGCTTTCCGAATGAAAGGCACATAAAGGGAATCTATGTGAGAAAACACGGAATCCTTTATATTAATCTGGCTGCGTATAGTTGGGCGACTGTTTACATATTATCGACGCAATGAAGAAAGAGGCCGAGTGGTAACTAGCAAAAGAAGGAACAAGGCAGGACACTTCTTTCAGGGATGATGATCGGGGGATTTGTCAGAGTTGGTAACAGGCGGATCCGAAGCAGACGGGGTGAGAGAAAACTTTATGATATTATCCGGGAGGGGGATATAGCCATGTTTTTTGTAATAATAGGAGAGGTCATTATATCTGTCAAACCAAGTGCGGTCTGGCAACACATCGGGATGGCAGTAGAAGCAGCGGCGCTGGGGAAGGGACGTATCGAACACGTGCACGGGTTTAACCGCATACTGGCAATCGGCTGAATGATATTTTTCGCTGTTGGCGCTGTAAACGTAGCGGGTATATTTAGGGCCCCAGCCCTCGCGGTTCTTTTCTTTTGGCCATCCATCGGCCCCGATCTCGGTATCATCAGGCATACCGCTAAGATCTCTCAGAGAATGGGATTCATAGTAGGCGCGACGGTCACATCGTTTTTTCAAATTAGCAACCTGCGCTTCAAGCTTGCGGACGGAATCGGTAGCCTTTTTGAGTTCGTGATTCTTTTTTCCGAGCTGAGATTCCAGATTGCTACAGCGGGAAGCCGTTGAGCTTAATAATGCATTGGCGTGGTCAAGCTCTTGTTTTAAAGACGCTTCCTTTGAGGAGGGATGATGAGTGCTTGGCAGCCTGGAGACCAAAGAATCAGAGTAATCTTTTTCCTGGTAGAGTTTTGACCTGGTTGCATCAAGATCTTTTTGAAGAGAGCGCACTTTCAGATGATAAAAGAAAAGTGCGATAAGGGCACCAATAAAAACAAACAGCAACATATCGGGTGCTTCCGATGTGGAAGAAAGAGCCCGGGAAGCGGCGGGGGCAGAAGCGGAGGAATGGGTGGAGGAACTGGAACGGCTGGAACCGGAATAACTGGAAGTGCCGGAATGACTTGTTATGGAATAGCTGGAAGAGCCGGTATGACTTGTTGAGGAATAGCCGGTAGAAGGTTTGTAGGTAGGCCGTGAAGTTGGTCGGGGAGTTGCGGCGAACAAGGCAGAGAACGCGGAAAAAGAAGAGGGGATTTTTGATTTGGTATTATCCTTGTTATCGTATGGGCAAACGCCGCCAGGGTGCTGATGGGCGCTGTAGCCGTGGTGATAGTGATATTCACCGGTGCTGCGGTTGTAATGCCCTCCATTGCTGTCTGTGCCGCCAGGATGCGCAAGGGCGGTGGAGGAAAAACAAAGAAAAAGCAGCGCTATGATGAGGGATTTGCGGCGCAAGGGAATTCCCCCCAATATAAGGAAAAATGTATAAAAATATCATACAGCAAGCAGGAAAATAGAACAAGAGAACGAATGTTTGCATTTAGGAAAACAAAAGGCGGGGAGCATATGAAGGCAAAGTATAGGCAGTGGATTAAGGAACTGGTTGATCGCGTTAATGATGAATCGGTGCTCAGGCGGGTATGGAAAATACTTGAGCGGACAATCGTGGGAAAATGAAAAATCCGGGTGCATCAGGCACTCGGATTTTTTTGTTTGTCTAATTCGGCTTGAATGGCGGCGAACATTTCCCGCATGGCATCCCATCCGCCGGGGGTTTTAGCAATGCCGCGGATGACGGCCTTAACGAATTCATTATCACCGGCCAGGACGGCGTCGATGATCTCATCGTCTTCATCAGGTGGCAAGCGCATAGGGCCTTCGCCGGTTTCAAGCCAAGGACGGCGCACATTGAATTCCTTGCAAATGGCACGGATGGTTTGTTCGCTCGGATTATTAACACCAGATTCTAAATGGGTGACGCTGGGGCCGGATATGCCGATTCGAGAACCAAAGGCGCGTTGGCTTAAAGCTGCATCGGTGCGGACTTGTTTAATACGATCTTTCAAAGTAATACCTCCTTTCGAAGGGCAGTATATCATGAAATGCTAATTAAAGCAACAAAATTTTTAATTTAGTATTGACAACGATAATTAAATAAGCTATTATTGCTAATGTAAATAGCGATTAGAGATAATCTAAATATCAGGAGGTGGAAAATACATGACCAGCAGCGACAAGATGGAAGTGATGCAGATGTTTGGCAGTTTTACGCCGGAAATGCGGATGGCGTTTGCGGCAGGCCGGGTCTGCGGGGAACTGGAGCGCAAGGCGAAGGGAGGCAGCGCCCATGATGGGTTGGGTACGCAGGAAGAAGGAAGCGCGGAGGAGGATAGTGATGATGGAAAGCACGGTTAAAAAGGTACGAACCACGATCACGGTAGATGAAGAGACCTACAACAAGATTTTGAGGCTTCGGGGGACTGACGACCGGTATCTGCGCATGAGCGTGAGCGGCATTGTTGAGGACATGATTAAGCGGCAGCTGTGCGGCGGGGCTGACCAGCGCCCGGCATGATGGAGGGGAATGAAGGTGAAGAAATGGCGGCCAGTAGGATTCTTTCAGGATTTGCTGGGGCCTACAATTCAATATACCGGGCCTGGATGTGAAATGGACGAGATTGACCATTCAGAGAAAGAAAGCCTGACAGCGGAAGAAATTGAGGATCGGGAACAATACGCGGACAAATATCAGATTGATCATGTGTTTGGGATACCTGTTTGTGCTCTGAGTGCCATTGCTGAAGGACCTGTGAGCAGTGATGAAGATCGGATGTTAATTGATTTGATGAATGGGTGCGGAAGAGGAAGGAGATTCGCGTTGTGCCCCACGGCGCGAGGACTTGTGGAGGAAATGTGGAAGCGTCAAGCTCTTGCTGTAAAGCATGAAAATCTCTTCGTGCACGCTTGCCTTGCGGGGGAGAAACTTCAAATCTACGATCCCAGGCACAATGCCAGCTGGACGCTTCTCCCTGAAGAGTGGTGGAGAGAGACGCCCCTCCCACCTGGAGCGGTTTGCGAGATGCGTTATGAACCACCAGAGACAGGACAATGGCTTTGTAATTGCCGGGATAAAGAAGGGAAGAAATAGTTGCGTCAATGATGCGGCAATTGATGCGACGTTCCCAAAGGCTATGAATGGCAATGGAAAGAGAAAGCAAAAAAGACAGAATGCTGAGTATGATCGAAATGGGTTGATACATAAAAACATCCTTTCATTTGGAGGTGGGGGCATATGGATCTGAAAGAATTGCGAAAAAGCGCCAATATGACGCAGAAGGAGGTAGCGAAGAAGGTAGCGATACGACGCGCTTCTTATGCGAATATTGAGAATGGGAGCCGCAAACCATCTGTGAAAGTTGCAAAGCGGGTAGCGAAAGTTTTGGGCTTTGAGTGGACCCAATTCTATGAATAAGTGAAGATCGTGGAAGGGGTGACAAGATGCGGAAAAGCGTTATACGAATCAAAAATCAGCTGTTGACGCCGCCCTATTACATAGAGCTGGTGGAGGCGAATGAAAGGTGATGCACCTTTGACAAAAGGTGCATCACGGGATGGAGAAAGGTTGGTGCTCATAAAGAACTCCTTTCAAAAGGACGGTGAAGTATGAAACGGTTGAGATGGATTAAGGCATATCTATTATATAAATTCTGGCAGAATATTGAAAAATCCTGCCGAAGGATGGCGGTTTGGTGCGAGGAATGGAAGCGAAGGCGCAGTATGTGGTGATAGGTGAACTTTGAGGAGGATAGTGATGATGGGTAAGGCTTTGGAAACTTTGGAAATGGGCATGGAGCTGGTACTGGAAGAAATGAAGGCGGCAAAGGACATAAACGACTTTGTGGGGCTGGGCGGCTTGCTCAGCGCACTGGGCGACGCAGCGGCGAACCTGGGGAAGAACGAGCAGGAAGTGGAAGGCGTAAAACAGCTGAATAATATGCTTTCCATGCTGAAGTAAGCAAACTGGACAGGCGGCATTGAATAGGATTAAACGGAGGTGAACGCGGTGGCATTGGTAGCCGTGTATACCCACGAGAACTGCCCGGGGATCCCTGAGGGGGCGCGGGCAGAGGTATGGGACGATGACCTGGAACCGGATCAGAAGGCGGCATGGGCGCGGGCGCGGGCCGTGGCCGCCGGCATCTACTGGAAGCACAAAAGAGAGGAGTTAGCAAAGAATGGACAGGTATGAAGTGGTGATCAAGGACACCCAGGAGGGCAAGGAGGAAGTATATGCAGGCGAAAGCGTTATTCTGCTGACGGTGGACGGGAAGGGCAATATGCAGCTGATCGACAGGCAGGCGCACATGGCCATGCGTATTGCGGCCCTGTGCGAGAACGAGGACTGGAAGGAGGCCCGGAGGCTTGCGGAAATCTATGAAGAACACAAGCGCAAAGAGGCGCTGAAAGCAAAGATCAAGCGGGCCTTTGGCTTTGGCGGTGATGGGCAGTGAGGGAGGATACAAGCTGCTGCTATCAGTGCCAGAAGCGCAAGCTATATTGCCGGAGGGACTGCGAGGCCTGGGCAGCCCATGAGGCAGCCAAACAGAAGCGGTATCAAGAAAAGGAAGCCCGGAGAGCTGAAAAACCGAAGCTCATGCGGCAGGAACGGAACGAAAAGTTCCGGATAAAGGAGTTTAAAACCAAGGGGAAAACCAGATAAGCCCGGGGAACCGGGCGCATGGGGGCCAGCGGTTGGGCATGGCCGGGTTCGAGGCCCGGGGCTCTCACCATTGAACGAAAATCAAATAAGGAGTGGGTATCATGGCACAGGAGCGTTACATGGAGGCTTTGGACAAGCTGCGGGATGAGATGGCCAAGGAAGCAAAGAATCCGGGGATCCAGTACCTGGGGCAGTGGCTGACCGGGGAGCTGGAAAAGAACGCGGGCGCAGCAGAGAAGATCCTGCAGGAGGGCAAGACGCTTAAGGGCGCCTTTGAGGCCATCCGCAAGTATGCGGAGAAGATAAGAACCGGGAACTTTGCCTTTGTGGAGCCGGAAAAGGGGATCGAGCTGGCGGCGGACTATTACGGCCTGGGAAAACAAGAATCCCAAGCGCTTGGGAAAGTGGCCGACGACGCTTTGGACCTGGATGCGCTGCTGGGGGGCCTGTGAGATGACCTTTGAGGAAGCGATGGCCCATGCGGGCTACCACAGCATTTGTGAGGTGGAGGACCGGGCCAAACAGATGATGCCCCATTACCTCTTCATGGAGGGGGACGAAAAGCACCGGGAGGGATTTTGCACCGCCTGCGAAAAATGGGTGGACTGCTCCAAGGAGGCCATGAAGGGCCAGCCGGTGTGGGTGCAGCAGGATCCATATCTGGAGGACTGCGACGATGAGCCGGAATTCATACCCAACCGGGCCAACTATTACGAAGTGGATTTCCAGCGCCATTGTACGGGCCGGGCCATGCATAACGCCACGGGCTACTGCCCCCAATGCGGGGAGAGGGTGACCTTTAAGCATGCGGGCCGGGGATACAGAACCCTGCAGGACAGGCGGTTTCTGATTCGGTGGCACAAGAGCCGACAGGACAAGCATACCCTGGTGTGCCTGGGGTATGACGTGGTGATCCCCTGGCGGGGGCTGGATCTGTATCACCCGGAAGTGCCCATCAGCGCAACGCTCAGAGAGATCTGCGTGATCCCCTGGGGGAAGCGGGGGGAGCGGTTTATATACGAGGTCAAGTGGTGCGGCGTGGGCGGCTATGACTGGACATGGCAAAAGCGCAGCCAGATCCGCAGCGGGTGGAGGCCGGGGGCCACCATGTTTGGAGCCGGCCCGGGAGTGATCCTTGACAACAGGAGATTTATGGAGGCCATCAGCCAAACACCCTGGGAAAAGGTGCTGGAAAGCCGGGAACTGTGGCATTCAGAGGCGGCGGACTGGCGGGACCGGATAGAGCTGATGAGCCGGGTGAGCCGCCTGCCCTGCCTGGAATACATGGTGAAGCTGGGTTTTGACCAGCTGGCACGGGAGCTGATTGACAGGCGGTGCGGAAATCTTGTGAACCCCAGGGGCAAAACGGCCAAGGCAGTGTTGAAGCTGACCGACGATGAATGGGGCGAGGTAAAGGGCAAGCATCTGAATGTGACGAAAAATGTCCTGGAATTAAGGAAGCTGTGCCGGGAGCGGCACATACGCCTGAACATGGAGGCCCTATGCTGGATGGGCGAATACCACACCTTTATAGTAACCCAAGACATACTGGGCATGGAGGACGTGGACCTGGCCAAGGGGGTTAAATACTGCATGCGCAGGAAGGTTTACCTCTACGAGTGGCGGGATCAATTGCGGATGATGATCGAACTGGGGATGGACATACGGGATCAGGAATGGCTGTACCCCAAGGATTTCAGAAGAAGCCACGGCATCCTGGCAGAGCGGGTGAACGTGATACGCTGGGAACGAATGGAGAAAGCTGAAAACCAGCGGCAGCAGGAAAACAACCGGCTCATTACCCAAAGGCTGGAAGGCGGGGAGCTGGACGAATACTTCTTTTCCGCCCGGGGGCTGGTGCTGCGGCCCATGCTAAGCGCCGGGGAGATCATCAAAGAAGGCAGCGCCCAGAACCATTGTGTGGGCGGGTATGTGAACACCTACGCAAAGGGCAACGACGTTTTGTGCGTATTGCGGTATGAGGACAAGCCCACCGTGCCCCTGTATACCGTGGAGTTTGGGAAGGACGGCAGGCTGGTGCAGTGCCGGGCCTACAGGAACCAGGAGGGGCCCATTAGCCGCGAGGAGCGGGAGGCCTTTTGGAAACTGCATGACATGATGCGAAAGGACCTGCGGGCGCAGAAAGCCCGTGAAGCGAAAAGGAGGAAGAGCGCGTGAGCGAGATGACCATTATCCGGGAAGCGGCGGTGATCGCCCGGGAGATCAACGAGATCAAGCAAGAGGTTAAGGCCACGGTGGTGCAGGGAGCCATTGCCATTGGCCGCAAGCTGCAGGAAGCAAAAAGCATTGTGCCCTACGGGGAGTGGGGCGCATGGCTGGAGGAGAACGTGGCCTATTCTGCCTCGACCGCCCAGAACCTGATGCGGATCGCCGACGAGTACGGACGGAAAGAATCACAAGCGCTTGGGGATATCTCCTACACCCAGGCGGTGGCCCTTTTGCAATTGCCCTATGACGAGCGGGAAAAATTTGTGGAAGAGCACGACATGGAGACCATTTCCACCCGGGAGATGCAGCAGGAGATTAAGCGGCTCAATGAGGAGCGGGAGAAGCTGCAACTGACCATTGATGAGCTTTTGCAAAGGCCGGAGCCTGAACCCCAGCCCCAGGAGGATATGAAGGAGCTTAAGCAACTGCTGGCTGATGCCGTTAATGAAAAGAAGGCCATGAGCCGGGATGTGGACACGGCCAAGGCGGCCTACCAGGCGGAAAAGATGGCCAAGGAAAAGGCCCAGAAGGAGCGGGAGGAAGCAAAGGGCCAGGTGAAAAAGCTGACCCAGGACCTGGCGGACGCCAAGGCCCAGGCCGCCAAGGTGGAAAGGGTGGAGGTGATCCCTGAGGCGGTGGAAAAGGAGCTTTTGCAGCTGAGGCAGCAGGCGGCCCGATCAGGGGACGAGGTGGAGCTGCGGGGCCTTTACGGCCGATTCCGTGACGAGTTTGACCGGCTCATGCAGAAGCTGGACGCCATGGAGGCTGCCGGCCAAAGGGAAGTGGCGGCTAAGTACCGGGCGGCCTTCTTAAAGGGCACCCAGGCCATGGCGGAAAGGATGAGGGGATGAAACTGAGCGGCCGGTAGGCCGCCACATGGGCACGTAGCATAGGGGAAGTGCAGCGGTCTCATAAACCGTAAGGGCCCGGTTCGAACCCGGGCGTGCCCACCAATCCCGGTTAAGCCATGAGGCCGGGATAACCTCTTATGAAGGGCTATAAGCCCAGCCCGCTCCTCTCTCCGGGGAGGGGGCTGCCGCCTGCGGATGCATCGTTTGACAGGGAGTAGGCATGGCGATGCAAACGTACAAGGCGGCATATGGCACGCGGCGCACAGTGCGCGGCGGGTGATGCGGCCCCGCAAGGGCCCGGTGCGATACCGGGGCCTGCCACAAGCAAGGAGAAACAGACAAAGGAGGCATGGATATGGAATGGATCGTGGTTCTGTTGGCCGGAGGGGCCATTGGTATTTGGCATGAGCGGGATAAGGCCCGGGCGGCCCGCAAGGCTTTTCGGGACGGAGAGGCCTTTGCTCGCAAGCGTCAGCAGACGTATCGGGTGTACGCCTCCAAGCCCCGGGAGGCTATTCCGGTGCCGGGGTATGAAACCGGGCGGGTGGTGCCCAGCTATATCCGCAAGGCGATGATCAACGAGATTGCCACGAAAGCCGTAACCGTAGGCCGTGCAGCGGGGAGGGTACAGTGATGATTGAGTGCAAATTGACCGGGCGGGTGACCTGCCTGGTGGAAAAGGTGCCGGAGGTCACGGGGCTGATGTGCGCCCGATACTATGTGAAGACGGATCCGGAGGCGGGGCGAGGGCCGGAGTATGTGAAGGTAATCGCCCGGCAGGGCCAGGCCTATTGGGCGCTGGAAAACCTGAAACCGGGTATGCGGGTACGTTTGAAGGGGAAGTGCCGGGCGATGCTCTCCACGCTGGTGGTGGAGCAAACAAGCGGAAGGATAGTGAAAGATGGCTGAAAAGTATTTGAAAAGGATCCGGGCGCTGGAAGCGGCTCTGGGGATCATGGAGGCCATGGAGCGGATGCTGAGCACAAACTTTACACTTTTAACGCCCCGGATGGGCATGGAACCGGTGTGGGATTACCTGGAGGAGATGCGCAGGGCCCTGCAGGAGATGATGCAGGAAAACCGGGCGCTTTTAAACGAAGGGCAGAGGAGGCACGTGCGGGAAGATGTATAAGTTTCTATCGATCAGGAAGCTGTCCAAAATGCTGGACAATGCGGGGATCCCGCACCAATTGGAAGGATACCAGGGCGGTTTTGTGCTGGCCTATCCAAGCTTTGACCCCAAAGAAATGGTGTGTTCGGTGGCGCAGCATATGCGCAGCTACGGCGGGACCTATGAGCTGCTGGAAATGAAAGGGCTGTTGACGGCGAAAGAGCGCAAGACGGACGAGGTGTTGGGATACTTGGAAGTGAAAGAGGTCTACGACCGGATTTTGAAGCACTGGAAGGAGCAAACGCATGAACCTGAATAAAATCAAGCGGCTATGCCTGGGGGAGGGAAAGTGCCTGATCGTGGAGGACAGGCATGGGGGCCAGTGGATCGGGGTGGAGGATGCGCTGTATCCGGTCACCGGGCTGCGGCTGGACGAGCAAAGCCTGAAAATCATCTGGCAGCTGACGGACAAGCAGGCCAATGAAATGGAATTTGAGGCGCGGAGCGACCTGGAAGGATTCCTGGACGTGGGGATGGTGCTGGACGAAGGACAGGCCCAGGTGATGGACAAGGCCATTATTAACCATATGCACTTTATGGGCCCGGAAATGGACGAAGGCCGGGTGCTGATGGTCAGGGAGGATTACCTGGAACCTGCCTGGGTGAAGGGCGAGTGGACGCGGTATCAGCTGAAAGAGACCCAATGTGGGTCTGTGCTGGCAATGTATTGCGGGCTGATGGTGTCCGGGGTGGTGAAGCCGGCAGGGGAGAAGGAAGCCCAGGGGATGCAGGATCAACTGGCAAGGCTGGCAGGGAAGGCGCTGGTGGATGTGGGCGAAGCTCAAGTGTGGTAGAAAATGGAATTTTAAGAACTGACGACCCGGGGGGCGAAAAGCTCCCCGGGAATATGCTATCAATTTATATAAGGCGGGCGGAGCCCGCAAAAAAGGCTCGTATGGCGTATTAACAAAGCGACCACCGGGGGCGTTCCCTGGTGGGAGGGAAAAAGAAAAAGGAATCGGAAAGGAAACGGGAGAAAGCTGCTGCCAAACCGCAGGGGAGAGGAGGGTACGGGAGGGGCAGGGGCCGAAGCCCCTCCCCTCCCGGGAGCGCATGAAGAATCCATGGGAAGTGCTGTTCATGGCAGACGAAGGCCCCCTGCGGATGGACGGGGTGAAGGGAATCCGAACCAAGACGATCAAGGCCGGGGATATGCTGGAAGTGGAAATCTACCCCATCTGGAATACGCAGGGTTTGATCGGTGCAAGAGCGGCGCGAAAAAACGTAACGACAAAATTTCAGGCAGAGATTAACTACAGAAATGCCTGGAAAAAGCTGAACCGATTTTTGAACGCGAACTTCACGCGCAAGGACTATCACATCACGCTGACCTATAAGGGCAAGGCTCCTAACCATGAAGAAGCCAAGCGGGATATGCAGAACTTTATTCGCCGGGTGAAGCGGCTGCGGAAGAAAGCCGGATTGCCTGAGCTTAAATATATCTATGTGCTGGAATGGGAGGACGACCCGGAAAAACAGCAAAAGAGGATCCACCTGCACGTGGTAATGAACGGCGGGCTGGATCGCGCCGCCGTTGAGGAATGCTGGGCGAAGGGCTGGGCCAACGCTGACCGGCTGCAGCCCGGGGACGAAGGTCTGAATCAGCTGGCGAAGTATTTAACCAAGAGCCCGAAGGGGGCTAAACGGTGGAGCGGGAGCCGAAACCTGAAAAAGCCGGTGGAGTTGGTGAGTGATCACAAGATCAGCCGGCGGCGGGCGCTGGCAGCGGCGCGGGCGCTGGACACGGACGGCAAAGCCATTTTGGAAAAGGTGTACCCGGGCTATCAGTTTGTGCAGCTGAGGGCCTTTTATCCCTCCATGGAGTGCGTGGACGGGGTGTATCTGTACGGGATCATGAAAAAGCGAGAGGAGCGAAGTACGGCAGGACGGAAGAAAGGCAGGTGTGCTTAATGGCGAATCTGGGTAAGGAAGCGTTTACGGCCAGCGTATTGTGTCCATTTTACCGGGATCATTACGCGGGAAAGGACTACTCGGGGAAAAAGACAGAGGCGAAAGAAGAGCTCAAAAGGGAAAGTCTCTTGTATGTGAAGTGCGAGGGATTTGCCTCGGGGAGCTTTGTTAGGCTATGTTTTAAGCAAAAAGAAAAGCTGTTGAGCTACATGGAGCGGGTATGCTGCGGGCCATGGCAGCGGTGCCCCTATGCCCGTGTGGCGGGGGTAAAGTATAAAAAGCGGGAGTAAGGAAAACCTGGGGTAATGAGCAGGGGGGCGAAATTTGCCTCCCTGCTTTTTTATGATGGGAGTGAAAAACGGGCGAAAGGAGGGGCAAGGGTGGGCGCAGACTGGACAAAAATAAAAACTGATTATATCACCACCAAAAAAAGTATGCGGCAATTGGCCCAGGAGCACGGCGTTTCGCTGTCCACGCTGGGGAAAAGAGCCAGCAGGGAAGGCTGGGCCAAACGCCGGGAACACCATGACAACAAGGTGGCGGCGAAAGTGGAGGAGAAGCGGGCGGGTCGAAAGGCTGACAAAATACTGAAACTGCAATTGGCTGCCGACCGGCTGGAGGCGCACATTAACCAGGTGCTGGAGGATGAGGAACAGTTTCACCGACACCTGGTGAACTTCGGCACAAAAGAAGTGCAGCACAAGAAGGCGGACACCAAGGCCATACGGGATATGGTGGCGGCGGTGAAGGATTTGACGGAAGTCATGCGGGACGTATACGGGATCCCCAATATGGAGGCCAAGCATGGCATGAAGATGGCCAGGGAAAAGCTGAAATTGGAAAAGGCCCGGGCAGCTATGGGCATGGTGGCGGACGAGGAAACGGGCGTTTTGATGCTCTCACCGGTGATGGAGCCGCAGGAGCCAGAGGAGGAAGCAAATGCCTAAGGTAGTGTGGAGCCCGCAGCCCAAGCAGGCGGCCTTTATGGCCCGGTGGGAGCCGGAAGCGCTCTACGGCGGCGCGGCAGGTGGAGGCAAGAGCGAGGCGCTGGTGCTGGAAGCCCTCAGACAGGCGCACATCCCCTGGTATCGGGCGCTGATCCTGCGCAAGACGTACAAGCAGCTCAATGAGTTGATCGATAAAAGCTATAAATATTATCCAAGGATATTTCCGGGAGCCAGGTATAACGGCACAGAGCATTGCTGGCGGTTTCCGTCGGGAGCGAAGATCTATTTCGGCGGGATGCAGTACGCCAAAGACAAGTACAACTATCAGGGTCAGCAGTATGACTATATCGCCTTTGATGAGCTGACGCATTTTACCTGGGATGAGTATAACTACCTGATGAGCCGCAACAGATCATCGGGCCCGGGGATGCGGACTTATATGCGGGCGACGGCCAACCCGGGAGGTGTTGGCCATGGCTGGGTAAAGAGCCGGTTCATCACGGCGGCCAAGCCCATGCAGACCATATGGCAGGAGCTGGAATACAAGGACGAAAAGGGAGAAACGCAGCGTGTAAAGCGCAGCCGGGTGTTTGTGCCGGCCAAAGTGTACGACAACCCGATACTGCTCAAAAACAGCCCGGACTATCTGCCCAACCTGGCCTCAATGCCGGACGCCCAACGGCGGGCGCTGCTGGACGGAGACTGGGACACTTTTTCAGGCCAGGTGTTTATGGAATGGCGCAACGACCCGGATCACTACGAGGATCAGAAATGGACCCACGTCATCAAGCCCTTTGAGATACCCCGGCACTGGCAGATATTGAGGGGTCTTGACTGGGGCTATACCAAGCCGTTTTCGGTGATGTGGTACGCGGTGGACGAGACGGGCCGGATGTACGGGATTCATGAACTGTACGGCTGGACGGGCACACCGGATGAGGGTGTGAAGATGAACCCGGACGAGGTGGCGGCCAGGATACGGCAGATAGAGCGGGAGGATGAGAACCTGCGGGGCCGCAAGATACGCGGCATAGCGGACGCTGCCATCAAGAGCCAGGACGGGCGGGAAGATATCCTGAGCCTGTTTGAAAGGGCGGGTGTTTTCTGGGATCTGTCAAAGAAAGACCGACTAAACGGCAAAATGCAGTGTCATTACCGGCTGGCCTTTGATGACAGGGGGCTGCCTCAGTTTCAGGTGTTTGATACCTGTGTGAACTTTATACGGACGATTCCGGAACTGGTGTACGACCCCATGCACGTGGAGGACGTTGACACCAAACAGGAGGATCACATTTACGACCAGTGGCGGTATGTGATGATGGAGCGGCCCATCAGCCAGCGGGCCAGCGTAAAACCACCTGTGATACTGGAAGACCCGCTGGAATTGCACAAGAAAAACCGGCCCAAGCCGGTATTTTACAGACTGTGAGGTGTACGAGATGGCAAACAAAAAGAAAAAGGCGCCGACAACCGGGCAGGAACCAAAGCCAAAGGCGGCAAGGGCGAAAATGCCAGAAATAGAGCAGCCACGGCAGGGCCAGAAGATCGGCGTGGAGGATGTGCGCCGGGCCATGACCCTTTTGAAAAAGTACAAGGACGGCAAAGCGCTGCTGGAAAACAGGGCGGTGGAAAATGACCAGTGGTGGCGGCTTAGGCACTGGTCCGTGATGGACACAAAGAAGAATGACAGCCGTTTTGAGAGTGCCTGGCTGTTTAACATGCTGCTTAACAAGCACGCGGACGCCATGGATAACTATCCCGAGCCGGTAATCCTGCCCAGGGAAGCGCGGGACAAAGAGGACGCCCAGGAGCTGTCGGAAGTGGTGCCGGTGGTGCTGGAAAACTGCGGCATGGAGGAGGTCTATGACGCGGCCTGGTGGGCGAAACTGAAAAACGGCACGGGCATCTATGGGGTTTTCTGGAATCCCAGGAAGGAAAACGGCCTGGGGGATATTGAGATCAGGCAAGTGGACATCCTTAACATTTACTGGGAGCCGGGAATCATGGACATTCAGATGAGCCCGAACCTGTTTTGCGTGGAGCTGGCCAACAAGGCGCAGATGGAGCAGCGGTATCCCCAGCTGAAGGACGTGACGCCAGGCAAAGCCTTCTCGGTGACGGACTATATCCACGAAGACAAGGTGGAGAAGGACGAAAAGGTGCTGGTGGTGGACTGGTACTACAAGGTGGAGGATGAGGACGGAAAGGTAAAGCTCCACTATGTGAAGTTCTGCAACGAGGAGATACTGTTCGCCAGCCAGAACGATACGTTATACAAGCAGGGTTTTTATGAGCACGGAATGTATCCCTTTGTGTTTGACGTTCTGTTTCCCATGGAGGGGAGCCCGGCAGGATTCGGCTATATCGATGTGGCCAAGAAGCCGCAAATGCTGATAGACAGCCTTAATGAGATCATCACCCGAAACGCCTTTATGTCCGGCAAGAAACGGTTCTTTGTGAAGGAGGGCTCTACGGTCAATGAGGAAGAGTTTGCGGACTGGTCAAAACCCTTTGTACACGTGGCGGGCAGCCTGAGTGAAGAAAACATCAGAGAGTTCGGCGTATCCAGCGTACCGGGATTCATACAGGCATTTCTGACAGACAAGGTGGAGGAGCTGAAAGAAACATCGGGCAACCGGGACGTAGCCCAGGGCGGAACCACGGCGGGGGCCACGGCAGCCAGCGCCATTGCGGCCATGCAGGAGGCTGCGGGCAAATTAAGCCGGGACATGATTCGCAAGGGCTATCGGGCCATGGTAAAGGTGGCGTCGCTGGTGGTGGAACTGATCCGGCAGTTTTACACAGAGCCTAGATATTTCAGGATCACGGGCAAGGATGGTCAGGAGCGCTTCACGGTGTTTCAAAATGCGGGGATGCAGCCTCAACCGGTGGAGATGGGTTTCGGGCTGGAAAAGAGCGAACGCAGACCGGTGTATGATATCAAGGTCAAGGCACAGCGGGCCAGCCCATACAGTGTAATGAGCCAGAACGAGCTGATTAAGGAGCTCTACGGCATGGGGATGTTTAACCCGCAGATGGCCGACCAGGCGCTGATGGTGCTGGATGCCATGCATTTTGAGGGAAAAGAGGACATCATTCAAAAGGTGCGGCAGAACGGCGGAATGTATCAGCAAATGCTGGCCATGCAGCAGCAGATGCAGAAAATGGCGCAGATCATCGACGCTCAGAATGGTACGGGCATCAGCCAGGGCATGGCCCGGGAGGGACAGCCGCAGGCAGGCATGGTGACGCCTACGGCGGCCCAGAGTGACGACGACCGGGTGGGCAGCCAGGCGGAGCAGGCCAGGGCTCGGGCGGCCATGGCAGCCCGGCCGACATAAGAAAGTGAAAAAAATCAAGAGCAGGGGGCGAAATTTGCCCCCCTGATTTTTTATGCTGTGAATGTAACGGGCGGACGCGCCCGGGAATTGGAGGGAAATCCATGAAAAAAAGGCTGTTAAAACTGTGCTTTGCACCGGATGGAGGAGCGGGGGCTGGCGGCGCTGCAGGCGGCCAGACCGGCGCGGCTGAAGGCATGGCACAGGCGGGCGTAAAACAGGGGTCCCCCGACGCCGGGGAGGCCGGACAGCGCGGGCGTAGAGGCAATGGCCTGGGAAATGTGGTGTACGGGAAACAGCTGGGCGCCGCACAGGAAGGCCAGGAGCAGGCCGCCGCTGCTCAGGAACCGGGGAAGAATCAGGGCAAGACGTACTCAGACCAGGACGTGCAGGACATTGTGAGCAAGCGACTGGGCAAGGTAAACCAGCAGCTGCGAAGTCACCAGGACACGCTGAAAGCCCAGCAGCCGGTCATTGACCTTCTGATGAAGCGCTACGGCGTAAAGGACGCGGGCGCTTTGCTTGAGGCAGTGAACCAGGACGAAGGGATGTGGCGGGAAGGGGCTGACCGGCGGGGCGTGAGCTGGGAGGATGAAAGAGACCGAACGGCTCAGAGCGTCAGGGAAGCTCAGATGCAGGCACGAATCACGGAACTGGAAAACCAGCAGCACGCCAGTGAAAAGCTGGCTCAGTGGGAGACGGAAAGCAACGCCCTGAAGCAGATGTACCCGGACTTTGATCTAAACACGGAGATTGAGAACCAGGAATTTGCGAAACTGCTATCCGTTGGCTATGACCTGAAAACGGCCTACAAGGTGGTGCACATGGATGAAATCATGAACAACGGCATCGCCTATGCGGCCCGAACCGCCCAGCAACAGACGGCTGACGCCATCCGTGCCCGCGGGATGCGGCCGGTGGAGAACGGCATGAACTCGGGGGCGGGAAAGGTGTTCAAAACGGACATCAGCCAGACCACGCGGGAAGATCGGGCGGAGATCGCCCGGCAGGTGGCCATGGGCAAGCGGATCACCTTTTGAGCAAATTCCTCTGTAAGAAACGGAGGATAAGACAATGGCAGATTACAATCTGAACATCAATGTAACCGGTACCCCGTCGCTGGCGGGGGAAAATAAAGAGTTTTACTACAGGACGCTGCTGGATAATGCGGAACCGAAATTGGTACATCTGCAATTGGGCACAGCGTATCCGATTCCCACCAACGGCGGCAAGACCATTGAAATGCGCAAGTATACGCCTCTGGCCAAGGCCATGACGCCCCTGACCGAAGGCGTGACCCCGGACGGCGGCACCCTGTCCATGACCACGCTGAAAGCGACGATCAAGCAGTACGGCTACTATGTTGCTATTTCCGACATTCTGGAAAAAACGGCCATCGACAACAACGTGACCCAGGCTTCAATCCTGCTGGGCAGCCAGTCGGGCCGAACCCTGGACAGCCTGTGCCGGGATGAATTGTGCGGCGGCACCAACGTGCTGTACGCCTCCAAGGAAGACGGTACGGAAGTGGTCAGCCGCAAGGGCCTGAGCGCGGACTGCCAGCTGACCATGGACATGATCTTTGACGCGGCGGCGCAGCTGAAGGCCATGAACGCCGAGCCCATGCAGGGCGGCTATTATGTGGCGGTATGTCACCCCTATGTGCTCAACGACCTGATGAAGTCGCAGGACTGGAAGGAAGCCCACAAGTACCAGAACGCCCAGGCCATTTTTGATGGCGAGGTGGGCGTGGTTGGCGGTGTGCGCTTCCTGGAAACGACGGAGGCCAAGATCTGGAAGGATGACACCTGCCCGGATGGCTTGGCGGTGCATGGCGTGCTGGTGTTGGGCAAGGACGCTTTCGGCAAAACGGAAGTGCAGGGCCTGGGCCTGGAGCACATTATCCACGACAAGAGCCAGGCAGGCGGCCCGCTGGAACAGTGGTCCACCGTGGGCTGGAAGGCTACTCATGTAACCAAGCGCCTGGCGGAAGAATTTATGGTCCGCATTGAGTGCTGTTCCAGCCGCAGCGCCAGCGTGCAGGCCAACTAAGGTGACGCTTGAGGCGGCGAAGGAGTGCTCGGCATCGGTCAGATGACGCTGAGCATCCTGCCCGCCTTGATGGCAGAAAGGAGAGCCTATGGCAGAGATCAATAAAAAGGCGGCGTATGATCCCTGGGAGGATAAGGTGCCGGTGATGCTGTTTGAAGACGGCGACCAGTATACGGGCGACGTGTTTGTGGCAGTGAATGGCCGAACCTTTCAGATTCAAAGGGGCGTTGAGGTATTGGTGCCCCGGTGCGTGAAGGAAGTATTGGACAACGCCAACCGCACCCAGAAGGAAACGACCGCAAGGCTGCAAAAGCTGATCAATACCGATGGCGGTATGCACAAATACGGCCAGATGTAAAAGCGACCCCAAGGCCGCCGCTGAAGATGCGGCGGCCTTGTGTGCTTAAAAGGGGGAACAAAGCGTGACCGTAAAGGAAATCATAGAAACGGCGGAACGGTTAAAGCCCAGCCAGTACCAGAGAGAGGATTTGCTCAGATGGCTAAACCAGCTGGAAGGCAGGATATGGCTGCAGGTGATCAGAACCCACCATGACAGCCAGCCGACATGGGAGCCATACACCCAGGAGACATGGGAGAGAGTGCCCCTGGCGGCAGGCCCCTTTGAAGATCTGTATCTGAACTGGCTGTATGCCCAGATCGACTATCACAACGCGGAAGAGATCCGATACAACAATCACATGGTGATGCACGAGGAGCTGATGGACATGTTTAAGGCCTGGTACAACCGGGAGCATATGCCGGTGGAAGGGCCGGAAATTACCGGATACAGGGGGTGGTGAGATGGCGACATTAACGCCGATACAGCGCACGGCCATAAGCGTAACAACCTTCGGAGGCATTGACCTGGGGCTGAAAGTGCCGGAGGGCGCATGGGCATGGACCCAGAACCTGTCCAGCCGCGAATATCCCATCCTGAGAACCCGGGAAAAAAGAGGCGAATTTCGAAAGCTGGAAAAGCCCGGGGGCATGATCGGCAAGGAAAAACTGCTGTGGATTGAGGATGGCCATATCTGGTACGACGGAGGCAAGTATGACCCGGTCACGGAAGGGGAAAAGCAGCTGGTGTCCATGGGCGCATGGGTGCTGATCTTCCCGGACAAGGTGGCTTTCAACACGGATACCCGGCTTTTAAAGCCCATGGAAAACGTGGTAACGCCCCAAGGTACGGTAACGGTGCGCCTGGCCAAGGAGGACGGAAGTCTGTACGAGGACTACGCGACAGGCGAGGAAGCGCCGGCAGACCCCCAAAACGGCGATTACTGGTTTCACGATGGGGTGATGCAGGTGTACGCCAGCGCCACCAGCGCCTGGGTGCCAGTGGAAACCCTGTATGGGCGGATTGAGGCCCAGGGAATCGGTCAGGGCTTCAGCGAGTTTGACGGCGTGACCATCACCGGCTGCGCGGCGGACGACATGAACGGCGAAAAGCTTTTGCAAAAGGTGGAGGACGACGCGCTGTTAGTGATCGGCGTAGTGACCCAGGAAACCACCCAGCAGGGGGGCGTGACCGTAAAAAGGGAAACCCCTGAAATGGATCATGTAACCAGCCTGAACAACAGGTGCTGGGGCTGCTCCACCTACAATAACGAAATCTACGCCTGTAAGCTGGGCGACCCTACCAACTGGAAGGCCTATGAAGGGCTGAGTACGGACGCTTACGCTGTCAATGTGGGCTCGGACGGGCCGTTTACCGGCGCTGCGACCCAGGGGGGCAAGGTGGTGTTTTTCAAGCCCAGCTGCATCCATGAGATCTACGGCACGGCGCCCTCGAATTTTCAGGTAAATGAAACGGAAGCCCGGGGGGTGGAGGCAGGTTCGGAAAGAAGCCTGGTGCTGGTGGATGAGGTGCTTTACTACAAAAGCGCCGACGGTGTGATGGGCTATGATGGCAGCCTGCCCCAAAGCGTATCATCAAGCCTGGAAGGGATGCGGTTTCACAATGCCCGGGCCGGTAAGCAGGGCAGCCGATACTATATTTCCATGGAGGATGTTCAGGGGGCATGGCATTTGTTCAGTCTGGACACCCAAAGGGGCTTGTGGTATCGGGAGGACGGAACGAAAGCGGAGTGGTTCGCTTCATGCCAGGGCGAAGGCTATTTTATCCGGGATGACGGGATGCTGTTGGCGCTGCGGCATGGCGAGCATGGAACGTTGTTTGACGAACAGACGCCGGAGGAAGAGTTTAAGTGGATCGCCGAGACCGGTGACCTGATGGACGACGTCCGGGATAACAAGTGGGTGTCGCGGATCCAGTGCCGGGTGATGCTTGAGGAAGGCGCGGAGTTGACCATCTATTTGCAATTGGATGGCGGCCCGTGGGAAGAGGCGATACACATAAAGGACGCCAGAAAACGCACGGTAACGCTGCCCATCAGCGCCCGACGGTGCGACCATCTGCGCCTGAGGCTGGAAGGAATGGGAGATATGAGCCTGTTCCAGATAGCCCGGTATGTGGAGCAGGGCAGCGAGTTTTAAAGGAAGGAGGGAAAAAGAGTGGCAACGAACAAGGATGATAACAGATTTGTGTTACAACCAAAGGTAACGCTCGCAGATAGTGCAAAAAATACACTGCCGACGGTGACGCAGCCAACAAGCTTGGCAGCAAATGGAGCATTGGGGGCGGCACAGGGGCATATTGATTATGTGAGTGGGAAACCGACAACGACAAAGAAAAGCTCAGGCGGTGGCGGAGGATCAAAGGCGGCCCCGGTGAACCCATGGGACGCCAAGATGAACGCGGCTCAAAGCGCCTATGATCAGGCAGCGGGAGCCATGCCGGGGGCCTATGAAAGCACCTGGCAGGGGCAGATAGACAGCCTTCTGAATGGGATTTTGAACCGGGAAAAGTTCAACTACAACATGGACGCGGATCCCATGTACCAGCAGGTGCGAAATAACTATGTGACCCAGGGCAGAAACGCCATGCGGGACACCATGGGCCAGGCGGCGGCGCTGACCGGCGGGTATGGATCAAGCTACGGACAGACAGCGGGGCAGCAGGCCTATCAGGGGCATTTACAGCAGCTGGCCGGGACGGTGCAGCCACAGCTTTACAACCTGGCCCTGAGCGCCTACAACGCGGAAAACGAGGCGGCAAATAACCGGCTCAACGCCCTGCAGCAGCAGGAGAACGCGGCCTATGGACGCTATCAGGACGCCTATGACCGGGCGGCCCAGGAGCGGGCCTACCGCTATAACGTGCTGCAGGATCTGATCAACCGGCAACAAAGTTGGAAAGGATGACCTCTTACATTGTTTTTGTGAATTGAAAACGCAGGGGGGCGAAAAACGCCCCTCTGTTTTTTTATGCTGATGGGGAAATAAGCCGCGAGGAGGGCAAAAGAATGGCAAAATACTCATTGGCGGACAGACTGAGCAAAAACAACACGCTGTATCAGGCGGCGGTGGCAGCTGCCCGGAAAAAGGAGCAGGAAGAAAAAGAAAAGAAGTATGAGAGCGAAACAACGGCGCAAAGGCTGGCACGGATTATCGCGGAAGGCAACGGCCCCCGGAAGGTGGGGAGCGACCCGGCGGAGATCAGCTGGTACGCCAAAAGCGGACAGGCGAAGAACGCAAAGGCTCAGACAGTAGCGGCGGCGGCTACGGCCAGGGGAAATAACGCCGTGGACATCAGCGCCCGGGTGCAGGAAATGCTGGGCCGCCCGGCCATCAAAGGCCAGGATGCAATGGTGAGGAAGCAGGCGACCGCCCGGGCCAGAAAAGCGGTTGAAAACGGAGAAATACCGGTGCAGGATCAGGCCTGGTGGGATCGGATTGCCACAGGGCTTGAAAAAATGGATCCTAAGAGCGGGTGGAACACGTCCACCACGCTGCCCACATATGGAGACGCGGAAAAAAAGCTTGACATGTCGGGAAAACTGGATGCCGCATACCGAAAGGGAAGCGTGCCGGTGATGGCACCGGTGAAAAAGGAAGAACCACAGGAGCGGGTATCCTATGAGGAGTTTAAAACGGCGGACATGAATATGGGTGTCCGCATGGAAGAAGAGAAAATCGCTTCAAGGCTTGTGGAATTGGGCGGAAAAAAGAATTTGACTGGGGAGGAAAAGGAAGAGCTGGCCGGACTGAAAAACCAGTGGGGATATATGGCGGACGCCTTTGGGGGCGCTGAGAACTGGCTGGAAACCATTCGGCAGGAAAAGAAGAGCTATGAGCCAGTCATCCTTGCTTATAACCAGCAGGGAGGCGACCCGGATCGGGCCGAGCGAAAAGCGAACATTGAAGGACAGCTGCCGGGGTATGAAGAGGCGCTGAGCTATAACGGCTTTGACCCGGAGGAATGGAAGGGGGCTGCGCGGCAGCAGGAGTTTGAAAACGATATGCTCCTGAAATTGTATGACGCCCGGGCCAAGGGGATCAAACCGGCCTCGCCTAAAAGCGTGATTGAAAAGCCCATAAACCTGAATGTGATGATTGCCCAGTTGGAGCAGAGCACCGCCGACCGGCAGGCCCGGTATGCGGATAACTGGGACCAGTGGCAAAAGGGGATGGTGGCAGACCAGCAGGCAGACCTTGCGAAGATCAGCCAGCTGGAAGAGGAAGAGGCCCGGCTGAAGGCTGAGGATGAGCGGGGAAATTTTCACAAGATTAAGGCGCTGCATAATGAGATTGAAGAACTGAAAGCCCAGACCGTATCCCGCCAGGACGCGGCGTTGGAAGTGCAGCCGGACTTTGTTAGAAGAAGCGTCGCCCGTCCGGAGTATGCCGAAAAAGACAACGACTACTGGCTGGTGAACTGGGAAGAGATGATGGCGCAGAATCCCACCTCGAACCCATGGGGCTATCGGGGTGCGGAGGATATGGAGCAGCTTTACGAGCGGCTATTGGCGGCTGACGCGCCCTATAATGTCAAGCTGTTTTGGCTGACCGATGGGGAGCGGGCACGGTATAACTATTATTATGATTACGATCAGGAGCGGGGCACTCAGGAGGCCCAGGCCTATTTGCAGCGCCTTGACAACCGTTTGACTTACCGGCAGCACGAATACAGCGCGGCAAGAGCGTATGAGCTGGGCAAAAACAGCCCGGCCATGGCGCTGGTTGCCAATGCCCTTTTAATGCCCCTTGACCTGATGGGCACGATTCAGACCGGCATTAACTGGGCGGCGCGGCGGGACACCAATCCCTATGGCGGGGCCTTTGCGCCCTTTGTGGCCCGCACCATGGGCACAGAAGGG